AGGAGAAATAATTTATGAAAGAAGATAATGTATATGTACGTACAGATGTATGTCCTGGTTATTGCTATTCTACTTGTCCAATGGATTGTAGTATTTGTTCTTACAATCCAAAAAATATAGAAAGGGAAAAGGCTATGAAAGAAGGGAGTGATAAGTATAATGAATCGTAATGACAAACATGTGTATGGATTTTTAATTGGTTTTATGAGTATTTTGATTTTAATTTGTTGGTTGATAGATATGGCAAGATGTTAGAAAGGATATTTGTCCGGTAAAATTATATGACCCTGATTACCGAAGAATTACGGGATTTGTATTTGAGAAATACTATTGATTTAGGACGTTTTTCAAATCATTTAGAATTGGAAATGAATAAAATCCTGACAAAGGTTCAAAAGAAAGTACTGGGCGAAATGGTAGCGGGTAATTTAACTGATTGGAAGTTAACAAGATTAAAAAGAATCAATGCCAAAGTTTATGATATTTTAAATAAGAATTTTGATTTGATGGGAACTGAGTTAAACAGGGAACTACAAGGATTGGCAAGAAACCAACTAAATTTTGCCGTAAATGGCATGAATAATATCGTTGGTATAAATCTATTTGATGTAAATTATTCATCAGAATTATTGGAAACTTTGGGAAAGAAAACTTGGATTCAAGGAGGGGTATTAGGTAACTGGTTAAAAAGGTCGCAGAATAATTTAGATTTCAATATTCAAAATATGATGGGTGGTATTCAGCAAAAGGTAGAAGTTGGAATGCTGACAGGGAGTGCAATTGATACTATTGTTAGGGATATTCGGGGCACCCCTAAATTTCCGGCCTAAAGGATTTTAAAAAGGAAGGAAGCAAAGGCATTAGTCAGAACTTCTGTTATGTCTGTTTCTAATGAGGCTCGGATGCTAACTTATCGGAAAAATGAAGACTTGATAAATGGTTATCAAGTTTTGGCAACTTTAGATGAAAGAACAACTCCCTTTTGTCGTGCTGCTGATGGAAAAATTTATGACAAAGATTTAAAGCCTGTTGGACACGATTTGGAATTGCCTTGCCCACCACCTTTTCATTGGCAATGTCGGTCAACTTTGATTCCTGTTCTAAAAAGTTTTTCTGAATTATCTGGTAAAAATTCTAAACTAAGCAAACAAAAAATCAAAAAATTGGAGACACTCAATGCCGGTCAACGGGCAAGTATGAACGGGCAGGTGGCTTCTAATCTAACTTATAATAAATGGCTAAAGACCCAAACGGAAGCAGTTCAGCAGGATATACTTGGAAAAGGGAGATGGCAACTTTGGAAGGACAATAAATTGGATATGGTAGATTTGATTAAACCATCCGGCCAGGAACTTTCCCTAAAAGAATTGGAACTAAAGTACAAAAAAATTATAGAAGAAACAAAAGAAAAGTCTGTAGCCTTACAAGAAGGGGTTATTGCAGAAAAGGAAGGAGAAAAATTAAATTCTTTATTTTCTCAAACGTCAAATGAGTTTTCTTCAATAGAAATCAAGGAAAAAATTGCTAAAGATTTGTCCGCAAGTACAGGCATTGATTATCAAGATGTCCTTGATTTTTTAAAGCAGTGGGCTTGTTCCTCTGTTGATGATGATTTACGGTCTTTGCTTATTCAAAAAGATGCTTCAGAAGTTTTTGGGGTAAAACTTCCAAATTATTTAAAACTTAGAATTGATAAATTAACAAATTCTTTGAATGATTATCTAAAAAGAGTTTGTGATTCTTATTCAGGAGAAACTTGGAAAAATTTTAATCTTTGGAAGAATTCTCTAAAAATAGAAAAATTTGAATCTTTAAATGAAGTGAAAGACTTGTTTGCCAAGATGTCTCTAAAAGAATTAAAAAAGTATGGTTTTACAGAAGATTTTCAAGAATTATTTACCAAATCTTGGAAATTGAGTGATTCGGAGGCTTTGAAATATTCCAGAATCCTTTCTAAAGATAAACAAAAAATTCTTCTTGAAAAAATAAGAGCAAACACTCTAAAACATTTAGAAGAAAATGGATTTGATGTAAAGAATGGAAAGATCAGATTGTATCGTGGAATTGCTTTTTCACCCTCTGAAGAAAAAATAATATCAGATGGTTATCATTCTTTCCTTGGCAATCCACTTGAATCTTGGACTCCTAATAAAAAAACGGCTTACTCCTTTGCTATGAGGGCTTCGGGAAAGAATGGATATGTAATTCAATTTGATTTTGATTTTGAAGATATAATAAGTGATTGTTTAAACGGTTTAGGATGTTTATCAGAAAAGGAATTGCTTATTTTAGGTTCAAAAGAAAGATCACTTTATTGGAATCTAATAAAGACTGCTGAAGATGATGTGGTGAAAGGATTGGAGGAACTAAAGTACAAAAAAATTATAGAGGAAGCAAAAGAAAAGTTTGTAAAGTTAGGAAAAGAAATAACTCAGCAAAAAGTGTCTGTTCCTTCCTTTGCTAAAGTGAAAAAGTTTGAATTGAATAATCTTACTTCAGAGAGTTGTAAAGCCAATAATAAGTTGGAACTTATAATGGAAAAGATTTTGAAGGGAATAGGTGCCAGTGAACAAAAGGATTTAATTTGTAATGAGATATTATCAAGACTTCAGGATAAAGAATATTTTAGTATTGGTTATGATGATATAAATATGATTTTGAGGCAGTGGGCAGCGTCGTCAAATGACACTGATTTACAGTCATTATTATTGCAAAAAGAGGCTGCTGAATTATTTAAAATTCCTTTGTCTGATTTTACAAAGGGAAAGTTAGAGGAGGTTTGGGAAGAAATTAGAACATTTATAAAAGAACGCTTACCTATGTCTCCCGAAGAAATTTCAAAATTAGAAATTCCAAAATTTGAAACAGGTTCGGAATATGCAAGATGGTTGAGGGAGAAAGGAATAAACCTTATATATAGGACTTCTGATGTAGGAGGACTGTATGCGAAAAGATTTAATCAAGTAAATTCTTTGTCAAAGAAGAATATAAGAGCTGTTCTAAAAGAAATAAAAGAGATTACCAAAGAAAGGTTAGCAAAAGAAGGATTTGATGTAAAGAATGGAAAAATTAGGCTTTATCGTGGAATAGTTATGCCTCCTAAGGATATTGGAGTGCCTGGAGAACCAGGGTGGAAAACAGTACCAGTAGAAATTAAAAACGGTTTTCATCCATTTTCAGGCAATGCTATGGAATCTTGGACTACAGATAAATCTGTAGCAAAATCATTTGCTGCTGATGCAGAAGCAAGTTTGGATGAGGTTGGCTATATTTTGACTGCTGATATTGATATAGAGGATGTGGTAAGCACTTGCTTATCAGGTTCAGGTTGTCTTTTAGAAAAAGAATTAATTATTTTAGGTTCCAAAATAAGAACTTGCTATTGGAATCTTGTAAAAGTACAAGGAGGTTATTGATGGAAGAAGATAATGAAGGATTGATGGAAGAAGTTTTGACAAATATGACAGATGAAAATTCAGATTGGATTTTGGGTGACCTAAATTCAGAAAAGAGAAAAGCTGAAATTCAACTTTTTGAAAAGTTGAAAAAAGAAAAGACTAAAATTTAGTGAGCTTTTTGGTAAATCAAAAACAAATTTTTTATATTTACACCAATGAAAAAAACTTTTAATATAAGAAAGTTTTGGAAAAAAGAAAGAAAACAATTAAAAACCGGAGGTTTTTATGGCGATGAAATTTGTGGTTTCTGCGGAAGAGTTTGGTAAACTTTCACCAGAAATGCAGTTGCAGTATGAGAAAGTTGGTGACTCTTACAATCTCATTACTGAAGGCAAGAATCCTTTAGCCTTGAAAATTGATGAATTTCGTCAGACTAATGTCAAGCTGATGAAAGATATTAAGGAGGCTCAGGAGGCTTTGTCTAAGTGGGAAGGTGTTGACCCTGAAAAAGCGAAAAAGGCTCTGGAGGAATTGCAAAAACTTCAGGACAAAAGATTGATTGAAGAAGGGAAAGTTGAGGAACTTTTGTCTTCACGCACGCAAAGGATGCAGGCAGATCACCAGAATCAGATTGCTAATTTTCAGAAGAAGATAGCAGAAACAGAGACTAATAATCTTAATTTGAAAAATCAACTTGCGGGTGTAACTATTGATAAGGAGATTCAGCTGGCGATTACTCAGAATCTGGAGGCTCAACCAGGAGCAATGAGTGATATTCTTTCACGAGGGCGGCGAATTTTTCAAATTGCCGATGATGGAAAAGTATTAGCCAAAGATGACAAAGGAAATACTTTGTTCGGGAAAGATGGTGTTACGCCTATGACGATTCAGGAGTGGGCTGCAAGCCTTCCTACAGAAGCACCACATTTATTCAAACCGGCAAAAGGGGCTGGTGCACCTGGTTCATCGGGTGTTCATCCAGGAGTTCAGGGCAAACAGGTGCTTGTTACCAATGACCCCATATTGATGGGTCAGAATTTAGAAAAGATTGCTAAGGGCGAAGTGATTATTCAAGCACCGGCTTAATTAAAATCAATTAGGCTTTGCCACGGAGTGGCGGCTGAAAGAAGATAGTTTCCAGCGGAAACTGAGAAGTGTTAAGAGTTATTTAAAATTATTAATTAATCAAAAGGAGTAAAAGAAATGGCTAACACTCTTACAGCGGTCATTCCGGTAATTTTAGCGCAAGGAATGATGGCTTTGCGTCAAAACGCTATTATGGCACGGTTGGTAAATACTTTGCCTTCGGGTGAAGTAAAGCAGAAAGGCGAAACAATTTCAATTCCAATCCCTTCTGCTATTGAAGTCCAGCAGGTTTCACCGTCTAATTATCCACCGAGCACGGCTGATATTATTCCAACCAATGCTGAGGTAAAATTAGACCAATGGTGGGAAGCACCTTTTTATTTGACTGATGCCGATATTGTTAATGCTGTATCAGGTATTATTCCGATGCAGGCGAGTGAATCCATTAAATCTTTAGCAAATAAGGTGGATTCTACTTTGTTGGCTTTGTATAAAAAGGTTTATGGATTTGCGGGTTCAGATGAAAAGGTAACACCATTTGCAACTTCTACGAAAGAGGCTACTGATGCCCGAAAGGTTTTGAATAATCAGCTGTGTCCTCTTGAAGACCGGCGGTTTGTTATGGACGCTGATGCTGAGGCTAATGCTTTAAATCTACGGGCTTTTCAGGATTATAATTTCACTGGTTCGTTTGAAGATGTGAAGTCAGGTAAACTTTCACCGAAACTGGGTTTTACTTGGTTTATGAATCAAAATATTCCAAGTCATACGAGAGGGGCTTGCGATGCTGCCTATCAAATTAATGGGGCTCATTCTGCTGGTGTTTCGTCTTTGACGGTGAAAACGGGTTCTGGTTTAGGAAAGGCTGGAGATATTTTTACTATTGCCGGCCATTCCCAAACTTATGTTCTTACAGCAGATATGACGGCTATTACTTCAATGGCTATTTCGCCGAAACTTCAAGTGGTTTTAAGTGGTGATGAAATGATTACCTTTAAGGGCACTATTGATGAAACTTATGCTCAAAATCTGGCTTTTCATCGTGATGCTTTTGCTTTTGGTTCTCGTATTTTAGATGACCCAAATATCGTAAAGGGCGGTCATGAGATGTCTTCAATTGCTGACCCAGTAAGTGGCTTAACTTTGCGTCTTGAAGTAAGTCGAGAACATAAACGGACTCGGTGGAGTTTTGATATTCTTTTTGGTTGTGCTGTTGCCCGTCCAGAACTTGCTTGCCGTGTCTGGGGTGCTTAAAAATTAAAGGGATAAAAGGGAATTTGGATTAAATTCTGAATTCCCTTTTATCTAAACTTTTACGAAAGGAGTATCAAAATGTCTGACAGACAAAAATTGTATCCGATAGGTGGAAAGTTAATTGCGCCTGATGACGAAGTGACTACATTTGAAGATGAATCTGCTGAATATATTCCTGTGGTTAAAACGATTGCCAGCCAAGAAGTTGAAAAATTTATCAAGGCAGGTAATTTTTTGAAAGGGGTAATTCAGGAAATTACTTCAGGCGGGGCGGCAACGATTGACCCAAATAAAGTATCCTATGTAGAATTGAACAAAACTACTCCTAAAATTGAAGCAGTAATTGCTGCTCCTGTTGAGGGAAAACTTTTGGTGATTACTCAAAAGGATGCTGGTACAGCAGGTCATACTGTTACGTTATCTTCCGGTACGTGGGATGGTTCTCACGCAATAGCTACCTTTAATGCTCAATTGGAAACTTTGATTGTTTTTGGTTTGAGTGCGAGTCGGTATTTGGTTGTATTAAATGAAGGCTCGGTGGCTTTTTCTTAACAGTGTAAAAGAAAGGGATTTGTGATGACTAATTTAAAATTCAAACTTTTGGAAACAGTTATTATTGACTTGAATGGCCATCCGGTGAAAATCAATAAATCTGATTTCAATCCAAAAATTCATAAAATGTTTGGTGAGAAAGAAGAAGTAGTTGTGTTGAAGAGTAAAGTGGTTGAGAACCAGATTCCAAAGGTAAAATCCAAACCCAGTAAAAAGTGAGGTGGAATTTGTCTATTCAATCTCTCAATCCTGGTTCCACTCAAAAATTAACTTCTTCTGATACTGCTGTTGGTTTACCTTCTGATACTTTTGTAAGCGAAGGTAAACCGATTTGTGGTTGTATTATTTTGGTAGAAATAGCACCTATTCGCTGTGGTTTAAATGTTACTCCCACTCAGGCTGGGTTAGGGATGAAATTTGAACCAGGCTGGACTATTGTTTTACAATCCAACGAAGAAGTTAAGGCTTTCCAATATATTAGTGCAGAAACAGGGGTGGCGGCTACTTTACAATACACACCACAATATCCAATTGTTAGGGATTAATACAGGAGAATCTGAATATGGAAATAGAACAGTTTTGTGTTCCCTTGATTATCCGTGAGACTCCGCCTGGTGTTTCTGATTCCGGTTATGTAGTTGGAACCATTTGGATAGATAAAATCCACGACAATTGTTATGTGTGTATTGATTCAACTTCGGGTTCAGCAATTTGGCGTCAGATAGGTTGGAGAACTACTGTTCTGACCGTAACGGGTACGATTGCTGCTGAAACAAGTTTCAGTGTTGAAGTTAGTGGCGTGAATTATACCAAATCAGGTGATAGTGGTTATCTTTTGGAGAGTGCTGCACTTTTCAATGAAACAAAAGAAATTCAAATTTTGTTTAATGGGGTTATTCAGAAGAAAGGAGTTGAAGCTGTTTGGTTGAGCAATCTTAGTTTCAAACTTTCTATTATCTGTGACCCTGGTGATGAAATTATTATTTTAAGTTAAAAAGGAGAATTTAGATGAGTGTAAATTCAAGACAAGTTATAGGTGATGTTTTAGAAGTGGAAGTGCCTAATCTTGTGTAAAGGAATATCTCCTTGGTTAGGTTGTTGTTAGCGGGTTAAGTGGGACTGGGCGGAGTTTTGAAATATAAATTCCGCCCAGTAAACTTTTAAGGAATGAAATGACGAAAATAGCAGATTACTTAGAAGATATGACTGAGGGAAAACCGAAGTTGATTGAACAAGAGACTGCGGCTATTAGGGCTTTACTTGACCAAAATGAATTTGAAGATTCTATTTTACCAGAAACAAGAATATTTACGGGTGAATTAGAAACTGAGGATGAAAATCCGGCTACTTTTAATTTTTCTGCTCCTGCTTTTGAATTTGAAAATAATTATGTTTATTCCCTAAGACTAAAAGTGTTAGTGATAGGCGAAGGTATAAATGAATTTTTTATTTTAGAAAGTCTTTACCGGAAAGAATCCGATTTAATCACAAAAGTTACGGATGATGATTTTGAGATAACTTCCGAAACTTTAAATTTGCTTTCTTTGGGTGTAATAACAGCAGGGAACAACGAACTTAATACCATAGATATAATCTGTCGAGGGGTGGCTGAAACTGCCTTAAAATGGAAATTTTTACTGGAATGGACTAAAATTGAAATAATACAAGAATAATCTATGGTTGGAAAACCTATTTAAACTGAAAGGAGTTTAAAATGATTAATGTAAGACAATTGAAGTGGTTGAACGATGTTTATGTTCAGGCGAAAAATGCCATTGGTAATTTTGTTGATGTTTTTAAGATTAATACTGATGATGAATTAGAGACTGCTTTAAAATCGAAATTGACAGGAGGTCTAAAAGCTCCTTACAGTCAAATATTGATAGTAGATAAAAATGGGTTAGGTGATTACACCACAATTCAAGCGGCACTCGACGCCATCACCGATGCGGCTATAGACAAAGTCTATACAGTGCTTGTATTTCCTGGTGAATATGCTGATTATACTCCGGCTAATTGGATTAACGTGGTAACGGTAGAACCCGCCTCCACTAAAATTGGTAGCGGATACGAACAAAATTTTTTATTTGAACAATATGCAAAAGTAATCAACGGAAAATC